TTTCTAATTGATAAAATTACAAATCCAAATCAAGCATTCACTAACCCACAAAACTATAATGTAGTTAGATATTACAATAAGACGGGTCAAGCCATAGACACTTTTGACACTATGCAAATTAAAATGGTTATGTTATCATCTGACCCAAATGTTGTTCCAAGAATTGCAAGTTTAAGTGCAGTTGGATTGAGTTCATAATATGCGTAGTCCAGGGCACGAATCAAAATTAATTCAAACTACAACTCCCGGTCATTATAGAAACGACAAAACCGGAGCTATTTTAAACCAGAATATTAGCGAATTAAATCAATATATGATAGAAAGAACTAGATTAAGTGAAAGTTCTGAAATAAATAAGAAGGTAGAAGAATTAACAGATGCGGTTTCTGAGATTAAAGAAATCTTAAAGATAATGATAGAGAGAAAAAATGGCAGCTAATGTAGCAACTCTTATAGTCAGCACTAGCACTGACACATTCAACGATTGGATTCAAAGAACCAATAATGTTGCTAGCATTGTTAACACCAATTGCTTAACAGCTAATGGATCATTAGGAATTACAGTCGGTAATTCTTATTTGAATGGATTTTTTTCAGCTAATACTCTTATTGCTCAGGACGCTATTCGCGGTGGCAACAACTCATCAAATGCAGTTTTAAATGTCAGCCTTGGGTTTAACACTGGTAATGGCACTGCAAATATCGTACAATATATTGCTAATACAAAAAACCTAACTGATAACGTAGCTGTGCAGGTTGTTGATAGTTTTGCATTAGCTTCAGCAAGAACTATAAAATATCTATTACAGGTTAATGCTACTGCTATTGGGTTTCAATCGACTGAAATCATGTTATTGCACAATGGTACAGATGCATTCTTAACAGAATATGCCACACTAACAAGCAATACTTCTCAGGGTAATATGGCTGTGTTTACAGTAAATGTAGCATCTGGTAATGTTAATCTATTGATCTCACCTACAACAAATTCTACAACTACCTCAACTGTGAATTTTCAAAGAACTACAATAGCAGTATAGGAAGTATTATGGCAGCGAAGGCAAACATTTTAGTTGATCAGGGTACTACCTTTACCACAGCATTAAACTTGACTGACGATAATGATCAGGCAATCGATTTAACTGGATACACTGTACAAGCTCAGATTCGTAAATGGTATACTTCATCTAACTCTGTTAGTTTCGCAGTTAGTGTTCCTACACCAACAAATGGTGTGATCAATTTATCTTTAACAGCAAATGTATCACTAGCTATGGATTATGGCAGATACGTGTATGACGTAATAAGTATTACTGGTTCTGGTACAGTAACTAGAATCGTGGAAGGTATTCTTACAGTAACTCCAGAAGTAACAACGGTAGCATACCCATAATGGCTATTAACGTTAAAGTAATCACTCCTATTTTTAAGGCTGTAAAGTTCAGCACCAATACCAGTCCAATCATTCTCCGTAGTGGAGTTGTTGGTGGTGGCGCTGGTGCTACTGCTTTAGCGCAGCTTACTGATGTTAATCTAGCAAATACCGCTAATGGTAATGTGTTAGTTTATAACAATACTAACAGCACCTTTGTGCTTGGTGGAATTGATGGCGGAGAATTTTAATCACGAGTAAAGTGATAGTCGCCATCTACACCCAATGCACTACCGCAGAACATTCCAGCAGTACTAAATCCTAATCCCTTCATGTATTCAATAACTTCTTCTGACTTTGGAGCACCAAAGTTATAATCAACATGCTGTAGTTCTAGGATGACATGGTTGCAGTTCTTAAGAACATTGGCAGCACCCTTTAGTACATCTAACTCTGCTCCCTGAATATCCATCTTAATAAGATCCGGCATGGGGAAATTGTTTTCCTTTACCACAGTATCAAGTGTCATAGAGATCTTACGAACCTTTTTCTCTTCAGGGAATAGCTCATCCGCGCGAGGACTTAAAACATTATTTTCTTTATACACTGAGTTACCACCAGGATGCTCAGTATTCTCATAGAAAGAAATTACCTTCTCATCTTCTGATGATAGTAAGCCACAGTTATGAAGATAATTGCCTTCTTCATAAAGGAACTTAGTAGCATCCATAGCTTCAAACAAAACATACTGTGAGTTTGGCCAAACAGTTTTAGCTTCATTAGTCCAGTGTAGAACACACGCACCAATATCATAAATCACTTTAGGTTCAAGACCACCATTCTTCATGCTAGCAAGATACTGCGTGTGCGTCTGAGGAAGTAAACGCATAGCACCTAGTTCTCTGAGTCTCTTCTTCTCAGGATTTTCAACAACAGGTGGTGCTTCATCTACAATGGTGAATACTTTATGGCCATGATGCCCACATACAATAGAAGTATCAGCCCACATAGTAAATCCCTTGCGAGTAGCCTTGCGACAGAAGTCTAGATCTTCACTAAAGGTATCCTTGTGATCAAGAGCATCATGATAAACAAACTGCGGATAACCTACAGTAGCAAACACTTCCTTCTTAATAAGAACACAGCCAAGACCAAAACCACCAACTTGAACAAGACCTCTACCCTTTAGATGTGACCAAGGAATACGAGCAAGGTTCATATCATATACTTCGATTGCCTGTGGTTCTAGACGCTGACGATAGAGACCTGCCACTGCTGGCTTATCATGTGCTAACAACTTCATAATAGTATCAGGAGCAAATGATACATCATGATCAACGGCAAATAGATAGTCAAAACCCTTTACAGTCCAGTCAGCAATTAGGTTGCGGACTTGGTCAACGTTATAACCATAGAAGAATTGAAAGTCTGCTTTATATCCTGCAGGGATAATCTGGTCATAGATTGACTTGAATGTTTGAGGATGAATATCGTTAGCTGTAGGAATGCCGATTAGAATTCTTTTCAAGGTGTTTTCTCCATAACCATGTTAGCATTTTTCGTTTGTTCTCTAGCATTCACTTTATAGTCATTCAGCGGGTTTATATCATTATAGTTATACACGATATCTGGAACGCATATAACATTACCAGGATCAGCCTGTTCAATTAAATTATAGAATACAGAAGTATCTCCGCCAGCCTTTAGCCAATTACCTTCTGCATCCTTAAAGACGCTGTCATTAATATTATTCAATAACCGAGCATCAAACGTTCTTAGGTGTGTGTACGGCATATTCCAATTGAATTTGTATTTACGATATTCTTTATTTTTCTTAATTTCTGGTGGATAGGGCTGAGCAATAAGCGGGATTTTATCCACTAATGAATAGCAGCTACCATAGGTAAACTCTGCGCCACCATCCTTGTAGATGTTATTGTATTTGTGAAATATGTTTGGATCATTTACTAGCCAATCGTCACCATCTAGAAGCATTACAATAGAAGCAAGTTTTACCTTCGATCTAATAGTATTTATTTGATTGTAAACAGCTCCCATATTTGTTTCATTGTTTATGACGTTAAACTTACCACGAATGTTTTCAGGCAGAGAAGCTAGAGTCTTGTTGATAACATCTAGGGTATTGTCAGTAGACTTATCATTGATAATATGCATATTGTAATTGTTATAGTCCTGTTGCGCGACTGAAAGGATACAGTTTTTAATATACGCCGCAGAGTTATAAACAGGAGTTATGACCTGTATGTTTTTTTCAGGGTTTCTAGGATCCTGTGCTTCATCAGAGTTATAGAACCGGCGACCGAATACCTTACGCACTCTATGATTAATATGAGTTACCTTGCGGTAATCATCTAGAGGTAGGAATAGATTAAGCATCTTATAGAAGTGTTGTTTCCACTGCAAGGCAACTGTATCCCAACCACAAACACCCTTTATCTGATTACATGCATACATCTTTTGCTGATGTAGGTATCTGTCATTATAGGCTTTGACAACCATATCAGTAAACACGTCAACCTGATAATCGGTATTGATAAAGCGGAATAGATTATTAGGCTCAATGGCATGAGGGATTTTATAACAAGCAACATCGATAGCTGTTTCTTCCAAAGCACCAAAGCGGCATGTTAGCAGAGGGGTATTATGAGCTAGAGCTTCAATACAAGAGATACCAGAGGTCTCAGGGAATGCTGCAGGATAAATCATAAATGAGGCATCAGCCATAATCTCAGCAATTTCACTCTGCTTAATGATGCCTGTGAAATTTACATCTAGCTGAGTATTGAGTTTCTCAAGTTCACGGAACTTCTTTTCCTGTTCATCAGGACCATGATCATCACGGAATTTGTAATATCCACCAATGATCTTAAGCTTTGCCTTCGGTAGTCTGTCTTTAACCTTTGGCCAAATTTTCTCAACGAGAGGGACCATACCTTTGCTTACTGAAGAATTATATACGAATAGATCCGGATCCTTCTTAGTAATATCTACCCAGTCAATATAGCGAATGATACCATTGCGTGTTTGAAAGATATAATTCTTCATGACTTCAAACATACGCTTATTACCATGGTCGCAATTACCAAAGTAAGATGTATGGAAATCAGATAGAGTGAATACTTCTGTTATTCTACCATCGAGTAGGAAAGGTTCAATGAACTGGTCGCCATCACAGAAAGTATCATGCATCCAGAGCACTTTATGTTTTGCGGATTTCATAAAGTTTTCAAAGTTTGGTAGACGACCGAAAGACTTAAAGTTCTGGCCAATATTAGCAGGAGCAAATGCAGCTACAGAGCGAGAGGCTATAACAATATCATATCCTGATTCTTTTTCGATATCGGATAGTGGACGATACATGACATTATCGTAAACTCCAGGTTTGCCACCATCGTGGATACAGTCATTGAATACTGTAACATCAAAACCTATTTTTGAGAGTTCCCTAGACATCAGGATAACGGCAGATTCAGAACCTCCAAGACCTCTCTTAGAGAGAGTGCTGCCATCATAGCAAAGACCAAGGGTATCAATTATCGCTAGTCTCATATCGGTTTCCTATAATATAAATAATAAGTATTATACAATGAGTATACTGTATTGGTGATTAAAAGTCAAGTTATATAACTTGATTATTTATATCGATATATATCGGATAGGAATGCCATATGGCTAGTAATACGGTCGTTCAAGTAAAACGCACGGCGATTTCAGGTCGCCCAGCGAATACGACAACGATCCCCAATCCCGGCGAATTAGCACTCAATATGACCGATGGAATCTTGTATTCCACGAACGGTTCAATCATATTTGAAATTGGTGCAAATAATACTAACGTCCGAGTTTCTAATACATTAACTGTTAAGGCGATATCTGCGAACAGTTCTGTAGGTGTAGAAGGTGACGTTCTAACGAGCAATGGCTCCGCTGTCTATTGGCGCACCGTAACTGGTTATGCAGGTTCTCTAGGTTACACGGGTTCTGTCGGTTATGATGGATCTCGAGGTTATACTGGTTCAGTAGGTTATGTTGGATCATTAGGATATACAGGATCTGCTGGTGCAGGGTATACTGGTTCGGCCAGCACTGCTGCCGGTTATACAGGATCTTTAGGTTATACTGGTTCATCTGGCGCTGGTTATACAGGCTCTTCAGGTTATACTGGTTCATTAGGATATACTGGTTCTAAAGGTGATATCGGCTTTACAGGTTCACAAGGTTATGTTGGTTCTGCTAGTACTGTAGTTGGTTACTCAGGTTCACTTGGTTACACAGGTTCACAGGGCTACTCTGGTTCATCCGGATATACTGGTTCATTAGGATATACTGGTTCTAAAGGAACAACATATATTGGAAATACTGCTCCTGTTGGCGCAGTTGCTGGTGATACATGGTGGAACAATTATGATGGTGTTCGTTATGTATACTACAATGATGTTAACACCACTCAATGGGTTCAAGAATCCGCAGTTGGTCCTATGGGATATACTGGTTCAGCAGGAACCTCTGGCAGTAATGGTTACACAGGATCTGCTGGTGCAGG